GCGGATTGGCAGCCGCAACAAAAGATCTCGGTATTCAGGTTGGCGAGATGCTTTTGCCTTATGCAACCGAACTCGTCGGCATCATGCGCGGATTGGTTGAGAGGTTTGAAGCAATGTCGCCAGAAGCAAAGAAAACGGCGCTTGCCCTTGTTGCTCTTGCTGCTGCCATTGGTCCTGCTTTGTTCATACTGGGCGGCATGGCGGCTGGATTTTCGGCAATAATAGGAGCGATGGGCAGCCTTGTGGCTCTGGCGAACCCTGTTGTCTTGGCTTTTGCCGCTATCGCCGCCATCGGTATCGCCGTATACAGGAACTGGGACGCAGTTACATCAGCCTTTCGAGGTACGTATACAGCGATAACTGATCTTGTTACAAACCTTAAAGACAACTTCGTTTCTACGATGTCGGGCATCTTTAAGGCTGTCAGTCTTGCAATGGAGCGCGATTTTAGCGGCGCGTGGGAGACCCTTAAAACAACGGCTTCAACGGGAGCAACTGATGTTGTATCTGACCTAAGCACGTTTGCCACCGATGCAGGTGCCGCTGTTGCTCCCCTTGTCACAGCCTTAACAATCGATCCATTTCAGATTGATGATTTCTTCGAGGAAGGGTTAGCCGCAGAAATAGCAAACTTTCTGACGGGTGCAAAAAACAACGCAAAGCAAAATCTCGATACTGGCGAGGATTCTGTGAGCAAGAGCGCCACCGCCGCGAAGGATGCGCTTGCAAAGATCAGGACCGAAGTAGGACACATAGAAGCCCTTGCGCCCAGTTTCAAAACGCTCGACGATGCGTTATCTGGTTCTGAGGTTTCAGCGGAAGATGTAGATACAGCGCTCACGGATATATCTACTAAAGTGACCAACATTGAGGCGCTTGCCCCGAGTTTTGCAACGTTGCGAAACTCTTTGGGTCAGGGCGAGATGCCTGCTACCAGTTCGCTTGTTTATTCTGCATTGAGGGCTGGTCTTGGGATCAAGGGGATTGGCGATGAGGTGGCTATACTTGAAAAAACAACCCCGAACCTTAAAACAATAACCGATGCCCTAAATGCACCGGATGGGTCTATTGCCTCACACGCTAACGATGCGAAAGGTGCAGTAAAAGAACTGTACGACCTGATACCCAGCGAGTTGTCCATGCCGGAGGGGTATCAGGATATACTCAATGTAATACCAGATGCAAACGAGACGCACAGGTGGGGACTGTACGTCACGGGCATGGAAAAACTTGCCACTCATCTTGGCAATGCCAAAGGTAACGCTTTCGACGTTGCGCGTCATATGCGAGACATTGGAGGCGCACTTGATACGCTCGGTATTGGTCCTGATAAGCCTTTCGGAAAGTTTATTTCTAACATCACTCAAGCCGCACTTGACGTTACGACTATTATAGGAGGGTTTGAGGCGTTAGCAGAATTACTTAAAGCCGAAACGTGGACAAGCATATTAAGGGATGCACTCGAACTGATAACGGGTATTGTTGGGGGAATTGATCGAATACTGACAGGTGGCGGTGGCGCTCCTACTGGCGCACCCGGTACTGACGTTTCCGGCTTGCCGCCGACTGGTCCGGGTACGGATACACCTGACTGGACAAATGGCGATCCCGGCATATCGGTCCCTTCAGGTGGAGGTGGGGCGGCTGGTGGCGGTCTTGCTGCTGGAGGCGGTTTGACAGCGGCGGGGATACCGATCGCATCTGCTCTTGCCTTAGCCGCTGTCTATGGGTATAGCATATATAGACTTGCAGGTTTCGGTGGTTCTGAAACTCCGTGGGTAACAATGGGGATAAGCCGCGATGAGTGGATACAGCAGGCAATATCCACCGGCGGTTTTGGATTAATTGCTGGAAACCTGATGGGCGGTGTTGACTTTTCTTGGCTATCAGGTACCGCTGGTGGCGGCAGTATGAACGGTTCAGAAACACCCTCATGGCTGTCTGGCTTGCAGACTTACATGGGATTGGGCGGCTCCAACGTATCGGGTGACATGGCAACAATGGGCAGCACCCAGACCATCAACATCAACCTTGACGGTCAGCAGATCGCCACGGCAACGGTGCCGTACATGGCTGGTGAGTTGGAGTTATACGGGACGAACTACTAATGGCGATTACGATCAAAGACAGCGCGAGCGCCGACGTTGACTTCGTGCGGCAGTCCTTCCAGTTGGAGGATGCGGTCACGCAGCGCGGTCTGCTTTCGTTCGACCACATCGGCAACACCAAGCCGCTGGAGTGGGGCGAGGAGGTCTACGTATACGACGGGGCGACAAAGATATGGGGCGGAACAGTCGAAGGATATGTCGAATCTGACATAACGGTGGGCGAGATCACGACCATCCGATTCACGTACCGATGCGTGGACTTCTCGCAGTTCATGTCGCGCAGCCTGATCATTAATACATTTACCAACACCACCGCAGGAGCGATCGTGTCCACCTTTGCCTCTGCCCTCTACCCTGCCGACTTTGGTATCACGGCTGGTACCATCGAAAACGGCGCGAAGATTGAGTCCATAACGTTCAACTATCTGCCGATTGAGATATGCCTTGACGAACTCGCCGAGTTGTCGGGCTTCTACTGGAACGTGGACAAGGACAAAAAACTAAACTTCCAACCTGTCGATTCGGCAGCGGCACCCTTCTCGTTGACAGCCACGAACAGACCATACCGCCAGATCCGCTTTCAGGAGAACCGGGGCAACTTCATCAATCAGGTCTTTGTACGTGCTGGATCGCGTGTCGATGACGAGGACATCGTTGAGAGGCAAACTGGCGATGGCGAGAAGCGAGCGTTCCTCATGCCAGCGCCCATCGGAGCGCCGCCTACGGTAGAGGTGGACACCGGGTCTGGATACAGTACGCAGACCGTAGGTGTCAACGGCATTGGTACTGCAAGCCAATGGTACTACAACACAGGTACGCCGGTCATCGTACAAGACCCTGACGAGACGGTATTGTCTGACACGGACAAGATCAGGGTGACGTTTAAGGGTCGATACCCCATCATCGTGTCGGCAACGGATGACGCATCCGTCGTGGAGCGCAACAGCATCGAGGGGAATCTGGGCGTGTATCAAAAGGTGGTTGATGCGCTTGATGTAGAGAACCAAGAGGAAGCGCAGCAACGAGCCGAGTCCGTACTGCGGCAGTATTCTCGCGCTCGCCTGACCTGTTCATACACCACCGATACGGGCGGTCTCGTTGCCGGTCAATCGCAACTGATCGACCTGCCCGAGCATGGCATCGACGCACGCTTCCTGATCGAGAAGGTGTCTGCTTCTATGCTCGATGACGGTACGCTACGCTACAACGTGCAGGCGGCAGCCACGCAGACCGTCGCAGGTTGGACATACTGGAAGCAAAAGACGAGACAAGACAGGAAGTTCGTCGTAAGAGAGAACGAGGTTCTGAACCAGTTAGAGCGGTTGTCTGATGACCTCACCCTCGCTGATGCGGCTACATTTAATACCTACGCTGGAGCGTACACAGTCAATGGACCAGACACCTACATCAACGGATTCCATGTCGGTTAGAGGATATGTGACCGTCGAGGTCATGCACGATGATGGGCGGCGCGAGGTTGTCGAGCAGTCGAACGTCGTGACCAACGTCGGGCGGAACAAGTTTGCCAGCCTGCTGGCTGAGGACATCTCTGTATTCCCGTCCCACATCGGGATCGGCACAGGGACCACGGCGGCTGCCGTTACCGACACGACGCTCGGCACCGAGGTTGACCGTAACGCTTTTATATCTCAAAGCGCGAGCGCTGGTGTAATCACCTACAAAGCGTTTTTTAGCAAGAGCGAGGCGAACGGAAACACCATTGCCGAGGTTGGTCTGTTTGATGCAGCGGCATCTGGCAATATGTTTTGCAGGTCTATCCTCTCATCGACGATTGCAAAAACGGCAAGCATAAGTCTCTCTATCACTTGGACGATCACCTTAGCGGACGCATAGCATGGCAACGACAGTATTCCCAGAGAGCGGCGATCAGATCACGGAGGCGGCTTGGACATCAGCCAATGCAACGCTATCCGTAGCCGATGTGTACCGAGTGAGCGGATATGCCTTGTCAGCCGGGACAGGTCTTAACGTCAACATCTCGGCTGGCACCTGCTTCATCAATGGCTACCAGATTGTATCGGATGCTACGCAG